GTGACTGTTAACGGTTATTGGAGTATCGTATGACCAGTGTACTTAATGTAGATGAGATTGCGGCAAAGAATGGTACGTCACCTGTTGCGTTAACTAAGCAGAGTGCGGCAAAGGCGTGGTGTGATTTAATTTTTAGTCACGATAGTTATAATGACAGTTTTGGATTTTCAAGTTTAACTGACAATGGAACTGGTGACGGGACTGGAACATTTACTTCAGCATTTGCAAACAATGACTATGCCACTGCTTGCTCTATGAAAAGTGGGGGTTCAACAAATCGTGGTGCTGTTGTTAATACTGTCACAACGACAACAGTACAAATGATAACAGGGCTTACAGCCTCAGACAGCAAGCAAGATTACAATTCTGCTTACATACTTTGTGGAGACCTCGCATAATGGCAAGCATACTTAAAGTAGATGACCTAAGAGGTAACACATCGGCTGGTGACATTACGATTACCAGCGAGGGTGGCTCTGCGACTATGCAGTTACAGCAGGGGTTGGTGAAGGCTTGGAATAACACAGACTCTGCTGGAACAACAATAAATGACAGTTTTAATATCAGCAGTCTTTCGGATATTGATACTGGCAGACAAGGGCATAGCGTAACAAATTTGTTTAATAATGCTAACCACGCCCCAACCTTTAGCGTTGATATTAATTACAATCAGATGTGGACTTGGAATTTAGCTACAACAGGGTGGAACACAGCACTGTACACTGGTTCTGCTTATGTTGATGGCGCAGTTAGAACCCCTAGTTCAGGAGACCTAGCATAATGGCAAGCGAACTAAGAGTAGACACCCTGAAAGATAGCAGTGGCAACAACTCTGTTGGCATGGCTTATGTTGCTGAGGGAAGTGCGAAGGCGTGGGCTAATTTAAATGGTACAGGCACGATAGCTTTAAGAGACAGTTTTAATGTTGCTAGTGTAACAGATGCGGCTACTGGAATATCTCAATTTTCATTTTCAAATAATATGAGTAATGCAAATTATTCAGCACCATATATAGGTGGAAATGGTACAACCAATGGCGTAGATGACACAAGCCTTCTTTTAAGACCAGTAACAGGAAATATTGCCACTTCAAGCTATCGCACAGCTTTTGTTAATACTGCGGAAACAGCTTTTGTAGATACAGGTAATATAAACCTCGCTATTCACGGAGACCTAGCATGAGTAAAGCAGCAGAACTAGCCGCACTGATAGGTTCGCAATCAAGCCTGTCAAACAGAAATCTTATCATCAATGGTGCGATGCAGGTTGCCCAGAGGGGTACGAGTAGCACTGGTATTACTTCCGCAGTATACCATACAGTAGACCGAAACAAACTTCAGGTTAATACCGCTGGAACTTGGACAGCTACACAATCTAGCACTGCGCCATCAGGATTTACCAAATCTCTAAAGTATGATTGTACTGTGGCAGATGCTTCTTTGGCATCAGGTGATTATGTTTTTAGTTCTTATACTTTTGAAGGTCAGGATTTACAACACCTAAACTATGGAACATCAAGTGCTAAAAAAATAACTATTTCATTTTACGTTCGCTCTAATAAAACTGGAACTTACACTTTTGAAGCGCAAATATACGATGGAAGCAATTATTATAGAAATGGTAAAACTTACACTATAAATTCTGCTGACACATGGGAATATAAAACAATAACTATAGATGGTAATACCTCTAATAGTATTACTAACACTAATACAGAAGGCATGACCCTTTTATGGTGGTTAGCGGCTGGCACAGATTTTACAAGTGGTACATTTAACAACGGTACATGGACAACCAATAATACAGAAAGAGTTGCAAATACTGTTAATCTCGCAGACAGCGCATCTAACGAATGGCTAATTACAGGCGTCCAGCTTGAAGTAGGCGAACAGGCCACACCGTTTGAGCATCGGTCTTATGGTGATGAGTTGCGTAGGTGTATGCGTTACTACGAAAAGTCTTACTTAGATACGCAGTATTTTATGAATGGCAGTTCTGGCGCACAAGTACAAAGGCAGACAAATTATTACCAAGTCCAGAAAAGAGCCTCTGCAACACTGACGCAGACTGCAACCCATGCAGATGGCAGTGCTACTGTTGGAAATGTTGGTGGGAATATTGATGGTATTACGCACTCATTTGGTGGTGCTGATAACAATAGAGTTGCGTTTTCTTGGACAGCAGATGCGGAGTTATAAATGAACATTACTAGCGCACAATATGTAAACGAGTATGACTTTGATGGCACGACTGTTCTTAACAGTAACATCCAAATTAAAGCCACCATTGACGGTACAGAGATGTTCGTTCCACTAGACCCAGCCAACCGCCACTATGCTGCCATCCTTGAGTGGGTAGCTGAAGGTAATACCATACAGGATGCAGACTAATGAAGCCAGATGATTTGCTCATAGCGACAGGCGGTGTATCTGCGCCACTTTGGTTGCCAGCACTTAACCAGTGGGTAGCACTCGTGTTTGGGGTGCTGTCTATTATATATGTGTCGTGGAAACTCTGGAATATGTACAAAGGTAAATAATCATGATGCAGTTCAAGGCATTCAAACCACAGGCACTTAATAAGATTGCAGGGGCTATGGGGTATCAGGGTGATATGTCTCAGTTCCAGCAGTTTGTTGAGGGTGACCCACAGCGTAAGGCACAGATGGACAGATACACTAATGCTGCACGTATGATGGCTAAAGGTGGTTCTGTGCAAAAGTTTGCACCGGGTGGTACACCTACACCTGCCTCTGCTCCTGCACAGTCTAGCTTCCCGCCTTTTACTGCAGGTACTGTTAATGTAGCAGGGGCTAACCCTGTACAGCAAGCAACTGGTCCTGCACCAGTTCAAGGTGCTGCCGCACCGACACAAACTCAAGCTGCCCCAGTTAAAGATGTATCACAATACACACAGCAAATGATATCATCTCCGGGTGTTCCTGTTGGTGGTGAGACTATAGCTATGGGTGTAGCAACAGACCCTTCACAGGAACTTGCTGCAGGTACAGGTGCATTAACAGGTCAACAACCTGTAGTAAATGCAGCACTAGCACAAACAGCACAGGCTACACCAACACAGCAAACGCAAGCAAACACAATGCAAGCTGTACAAGCAGCAAGCGGTGTAAACAGTGCTTTGCAAGCCACACAAGCGGCACAGGCTAATCCTCAAGACCCTCGCGCACAGGTAACTGCGGCACAGCAAACAGCCTCATCAGTGGGCAATCTACAGGCTGCACAGGGCAATGCCATTCTGATGAACAATCCTCAACAGAGGCAGATTCAAGCAGGTGAACTAATCAGTGGTACAGGAGTAGATGCCACTAAAGCTGCACAGGCTACTGCTCAGACACAGGCTGCTGCCGCTGCTGCTCAACCATCACAGCAAGCGTTAGTACAAGGACAGCTTGCAAACCTGATGACACAGTTTGGTGGTACTAATCCACCTGCATGGGCTGCTGGTGCTATGCGTACTGCTAATGCACAGATGGCTGCACGTGGTTTAGGTGCTTCATCTCTTGCTGGTCAGGCTATTGTGCAAGCAGCTATGGAAGCATCACTGCCCATTGCACAAGCAGATGCAAGTGTTATTGCTAGTTTTGAACAACAGAACTTGTCAAACCGTCAACAATCTGCTATGCTTGCAGCAGAACAACGTGCTAAGTTTTTAGGTCAAGAGTTTGACCAGACATTCCAAGCAAAGGTGCAGAACGCTGCTCGTGTAGCTGATGTAGCTAATCAAAACTTTACTGCTGAACAACAGATTGCACTTGAGAACTCACGTACTGCTAATACAATGAACCTGCAGAACCTGTCTAATACACAGGCACTGACAATGGCAGAAGCTGCTGCACTATCACAATTAGACACAGCTAATCTGAACAACAGGCAACAAGCTGCTGTACAAAATGCACAGTCTTTCTTGCAAGTTGATATGGCTAATCTATCTAATCAGCAACAGACAGAAATATTTAAAACACAACAACGTGTGCAGTCTATGTTTAATGACCAAGCTGCAGAAAACGCAGCACGTCAGTTTAATGCTACAAGCCAAAATCAAGTAGACCAGTTTTTTGCTAACCTGTCGCAACAGACATCGCAGTTCAATGCGGCACAGCAAAACTCACAGGCTCAGTTTAATGCAGGTCAGGTAAATACTATAGAGCGTTTTAATTCTGAGATGCTTAATCAACGTGACCAGTTTAATGCACAGAACCAAATGGTAATTGCACAAAGTAATGCACAGTGGCGCAGAGAAATTGCTACTGCTGATACTGCTGCAGTCAATCGTGCTAACGAACTTAATGCTAATGCCATACTTGATATCAGTAAGACAGCATATAATAACTTGTGGAACTACTATGCTGACACAATGGAGTGGGCATGGACATCTGCTGACAATGCTGCGGATAGAATGAATCAGTTAGCAGCAGCAAAGATATCTGCAGATTCTAGTATGGACATACAAAAAATGCAAAATAAAAATGATTCTAGTAAGGCACTAGGTGGATTTGCTGTTGATTTGTTTAAGAGTATATGGAGTTAATAATGTCTAACACTATTACTACGGGTGCAAGACAAGCTATCTATGGAATGAGAAGACGTTTAGCTGAGTACGAAAAAACTAAAGCAAGCACTCAGCAAAAACAAAGTAATGATATTAGTCTTGTGCAAAGACCTGAAAAAGTTAAACAGAAAGATGATACATTCATTGAGGATTTAATTCTTAATATAAGGAAGACAAATGCTTAACGGGCAACAAGCACCTATGGCTATGGACGCACCTATTCCGGGTCAGTCTTTGACTGCTCCATTAGGTGATAGACCTTGGCAAAATCCACCGCAGTATTCTACTGTAGAACAGGCTATACAATATTATATGCCTCGTCTTACCAGTGACCGCATGGCTGGTAGACTTATGGATATGCTAGAAATGGGTGTGCCTATTGATACCGTAGTTGATACTATTCAGCTTGGTGGTGTAATGGAAGGTATTCATAGTGTGGATGTAGGTATGCTTGTGTCTCCTGTTCTTGCAGAAGCTATTGAACAAATGGCTAAAGCAGCAGAGGTAAGCTATAAACTTATGGGTGATGAAACGGACAGAGAAACACCAGACGATTCTGAAATAGCACTGGCTATGATGGAAGCTGCTAAGTCTAAAGGTGAAAGCATGACGGAAGAACCTGTACAAGAAGCAGAAGTAGTAGAAGAACCGCAGCCTACAGGCTTGATGGCAAGGAGAACATAAGATGGGTTTTTTAAATGCTTCATTTATAGCTGGTGCTGCTGAACGTGCTTCTGAAATCATGCAGGAAGAGCGTGAGAACGCACAGAAAATTGCAGAACAGTCTATGAAATTTTGGACTGAAACTGGTATTGAAAAATACAAAGAAAGAAAAGCAAAGAGAAAAACATTACGTACCCAATTTAATACACTGACTCAGGAAGGGTTTACTCCTGACCAAATAGATGTTATTGCAAGAGAAAATAAAACAGAGGCTGTTCTAGGTCATATAGACGCTTTAAAAAGAAGTGAGATAAAAGTTAAACCTGCGGAAATTGTGTCTATGACAGGAGACTACAAAGATACTGGCAGAACAACCGACCAAATTCTTGATGGATTTATGGGTAAGGTTAATAAAGGCATGTCTATGGGAGATGCAATAGCAGATTTAGGTGGAGAAAAAACAGGTTTCTTGGGTCAGAATTTAGGTAAGGTAGCACAGAAACGTGCTGATGCTATTGCTGCTGGTTTTGGTTATGATGTAGATACATTACGTGCATTGGCTACTGACGATATAACTATTGAGGATGCAATGGTTACAGGTAGGATTAATTTGGTTGACCCTGTAGCCGCAGCACAAGCACGTAAAAATATATCTGGTGGCGATTTAACGTCTACTGAAGAAAGAATGTTTAGAGACCAAGCACTGTTAGGTCTTGGTATCGAGGATGTATTTGATAAGGGTACAGGCACAGTAAGAACTGTAGGCGGAACAGCAGCAGACAAACAAGCTGCCAACAGAATACAATTAGAGTCCGTTCGCCATTACAATAGTCTTGTTGCAGGTTCAGAAGAACAGCCGCCTATGTCTTCTGCAGATGCGCGTATAGCTACGCTAGATTTTGTGGCGAGACAGGTTGAGCAATATCAATCAGAGAAAGCAGGTAGTAAAGAACCCGGTGTAGTTGGGGGTGCAGATTTAGATTATTCTGGTGTATCTATGGCAGAACTTCCGTCTAGGATTAGTAACTCTCTTCAAGGACTTGACTTGGGCAGTTCAGAAGCACAGGCTGTTATAAATCGCGCACAAAGAGAACTAGAAAAAAGATACATGGAGCAAGGTTCTTCTAATGCCAAACAAGATGCAGAAGAAGCTATCCAGCAAATTATAAACTCTCTATCTTAGATTGGGTTTTATGCATGTTAAAGTCATACAATCACATAGATGAGTTAGACAAAGCTACTCTAACGGATGATGATGAGTTTTTGGAAGATGCCGCTGCCTTTCTGCGGGAACGGGGTGGCTACGATAAACCTATGTCTTCTGGTCAAATCTTTGATAACTTCATGGAACACATGAGGTTTCAAGACAGTAATGAGATTACCGCATTAAGAGACCTTGAGTACGCACAAAGTGCTAACCTAGAAGGTAAGCAAAGATTTGGTAGGCTGATGGATGCCTACGATAAAGTAGATGATGTATCATGGCGCATGGTAGGCGATTATGCAGAAGCAGTTGCTCGTGCGCCATCTACGTATTTGGGTCTTATTTCAGGTGGAACAGGTAAGGCTGCTTCCGTAGCCGCTACACAGGCAGCAAAGCTAGGTATTCGCAAAGTATTAAATGGCGCAATTAAACAAGCAGGTAAAGCCGCAGTTGTAGAAGGGGCTATTGGCTTGGGTCAAGGCGCAGTACAAGGTGCTACTCGTGTAGAAGCTGGCATGAAGGATGAGTCTATTCTTGCCAGAAGTTTGACTACAGGTGTCGCTAGTGCTGCTGGCGGTGGTCTACTTAACTTCGGTGTGGGCGCACTAGGTGGTATAGGTAAAGTAGGTAAGCTAGATGTGGGTAAAGCTGTACCTCTTAGTCAAAGACAGGCGGATGCGGCAGCAGAGTTACGTGCAAAAGCTGACTTAGCTTCCGCTGAGATTGCAAAAAAAGCTGCAGAAAAAACTAAGACAGTATTAAAAGAGGCAGGTGCTGACAAGGTATCTAAAGTAAAAGGTGTACTTAACGCACTAGACGCTGACGATGTTGCTGCGGGTAGAAAACTAAAGATGGGTTTGAGTAAGAGTGATAGTCTTACTGCCGCATTAGGTCCAGAGGTTGTTGATAATATTGCAGCCGCAGCTATAAGTGTTTCAGATAAGTTACAACTAAAAGAAGGTGATAGAATTACCACAGGTATATTCAACCTTATTAGAGACGGTAATCTAGATGAAGTAAAAGTTGTAAATGATATACTAAAAGAACATAACATAACAATAGACCAATTTTCTCTTATGTATGTGTCAGAGTTATCTGATGCAGGTAAGAAACTAAACACACAGTCTCAAATAAAAAGACTGTTAAAAGATATTGATGAACTTCATCAGGCCGGTATGACAGCATACACAGCTAAAGATGCAAAAGATATTGTTGAAAAAGGTGTAGACGCTACCGCCACACAGAATATATTAAATAAAGCCAGAGACTTAGATAAACTAGGCATTGGTTTAATGACTGCACAGCCAGCCACCACTATGCGTAACAACATAGGCGGTGGCTTTCGTATGGCTGTTGATGCAACAGTACGTACAATGGACAACGTAATACACAAAGGCGTTTGGTCTACCATGTCAGACGCACAGAAAAAACTTAGCGTGGAAGACAGTCTTACTCAGCAGTATGGTAGAGCAGAAGCACAAAACATAATGCGTTCTGCGGAGACTAATCCCCAAATACTAGAAGACTTGTACAGCAAGTATGCTCGTGGTTCTCAGGGTATTTTTAGTGGCACAGGAGATGTAGCTAAGTATGTGTTTAATCCATACGAAGGTAAGGTAGTTAGAAATCTTTTTGAAGAGTCATTTCCCGAAGAGGGTGAGAGATTATTTCGTCAAGCTGCAGATATTGAATCACGCAAAGGTGAATCTGCATTTGCTAAAGTAGGTAGAAAAGTAAACATACTGAATACTATGTCAGATAATATGTTTAAACAAGGGGTATTAGCTGCATCTATCTCTCGTTCTTTAAAAGACAAAGGTTTAAACCTAAATGAAATAATAGAACAGGGAAAGTTCAATCAGATACCACAAGAAGTATTTGAGAAGGCAGTCAAGGATGCTTACGAATTTTCTTATCAATCTAACTTCCGGGGTGAGAGTGGGCTATTTGCTGGCATTGCAAAGTATGGTGTAAAAGCACAAGAGAAAGCACCTTTTATTGTGTCAGCCTTTATGCCATTTCCTAGATTTGTGGCAAACCAATTAAAGTTTCAGTATGAACACATGCCTGTTATTGGCTTACTTGATACCGTTGGCAGCAAGACAAAGTTTATGGAACGTCTGCCAAAACAATTAGCGGGTACTTCAGCTTTAACTGCTGCATATATGTGGCGAGTTGAACAAGGGCCAGAGGCTGAGTGGTTTGAGATAAAGAGAGATGGTGACAAATACATTAATGGTAAAGCTATATACGGTCCTATTGCTCCATTTATGGTAGTTGCTGATATGATATATAGAACACAGAATGGAACGCTACCACCTAGTATAAGTAAGTACTACGGCAGAGCAGTGATAGAAGCTACGCTTGGCTCTACCTTTAGAACAGGTTTAGGTCTTGCTGGCATAGAATCTTTGTTTAATGGTAATATATCTAATCTTGCAGTTGATGATTTCTCAGAAGCATTGGGTACATTCTTAGGCAGACACACTATACCTGCTGGCGTAGCCAAAGATTTATATAGCCAGTTTGACCCTCAGTCTAAACTTGTTCCAGCCACAAGAACAGGAGAAGAGAACTGGTTTGATTACTTGTACAAAGCAACAACAAGAAATCTTCCTGATGTACCGTTGGCTTCGTGGACAGGTCTAAAGACAATGGACTATGACACACCTGCTGTAAGTCCTTTTATGACAGGTCCACTTACTGCAGTAAGCCCAATAGAAAAGCAACTGTTTGGTGCTACTGTAACTAAAAAAAGCCCATTGATGAGAGAGATGTCTAGGCTTGGATTAGTTTACCCAGATTTGTACGCAAAAGATTCTGATGATAAAATAGATTTTTATACAAGACAAGAGTTGTCAAGGGCTGGTGGCGCACAAAATATGAATGAGGTTCTTACGAAGATAGTGCAGTCAAACGAATATCGTAGAGCGTCTCAAGCAGAACAGATAAAGTTTTTAAAAAGCACCTCAACTTCTCTCAGAGAAAGTGCAAAGAAGGTAGCCAAAGGTAGACTTAAATCAGAAGCAGCAAGAAGGGGAGACCCTTTTAGTAGAGTTGAAATAGCTGATTGGGATAAAATTCCTAAAGGTGATAAGGCAATCATTAACCAGTACTATCAAGAAGAGTTTGGAACAGGTAACAGTATTGCGGAAGATAAAGACTTGTTCATATATCAAGGTGATAAAAAGATAAATGTTCTTACGTGGGCATTGTCTGTTGCACCTAATATAAGAAGTTTAGATATATCTAAGGCTAGATAAATGAACACCACTACCAAAAATACATATGCTGCACTTGAAGAAGCAGACAGAAATAGTGATAAAAAGTTCTTGCAGATGCGTCAGGCTGAACCACAGACACTGCAGGAAACATTAGCTGACTTACCAATGGTAGGTGAAACCATAGCTGACTTTACACCTGTAGTTGGAGACATCAAAGCTGCCACTGAACTGCCAGAAGATATGCGTATGGCACGTGACCTAATAGAACAAGGTTACGAAGAAGGTGACATCGTTGACATGGGCTTGGGCGGTGGTCTTGCTGCATTATCCGTTGCAGGTTTTATACCAGCAGGTGGTGCAGTAGCTGATGTATTAAAGAAGGGTGTAAAAGAAACTGCAAAAGAGAGACTAGGTAAGCAGACACAAGATGCGCTGATTACACCTAAACGTGCAGAGCAGTTAGAGAGAGCAAAAGAATTACCAGCATCAGAAAGAAGAGCGTTCCTAGAGCAAGCTAACAGACCTACGCCTAAAGTGTTTCATGGTGCAAAGACTATGAGTCTTCCACGTGAAGAAATTATGCTGCGTTATCAAAAACTCCGCACACAATACAATAACCAATATCTAAAAGACCCCATAAGAAAAGTATTTTCAGACAAAGAGTCTGGTTTGATAACGTCACGTGGAATTTCTGCTGACGATTTTGTAAGCAAAGCCCAGCCCGGTAACATACAGATACCTGTGGGAACAATGGATGGTGAGGTAGATACCATACCCCTTATGTTTAAAAAAGAAGGGGATAAACTAAATGCATATGCTGTTGACACAGACACGATGCAGGTGCTAGACGAAGATAATCCTATTTCTTCTATGGATATACTAGATGGTAAAGTAAATTATGACGAAGTAGAAGAGGAACTTCTTGGTACATCTGTGCAACTTTCTGCTACATCAGACATGCTGGGCGAGAAGCGCATAGATATAGTAGAGCGTGAAGGCTTTCAACCATATGATGCATTTAAGTCTGAGGTTGGAATGGCTGGAAGAACTGGTGGAGAACATTCCGAACTAAAAAAGAAAATGCTATCAACCTCTCGTGACCCGTTAGTAGCTATGAAGCCCAGCTTTGGCGGTATGGACACAGGCAATGTTGTATATGCTGACTTGCCGCCAGAATTGACAAGAGACATGACCCCTATGGAATACAAGCGGGGTGCTGGTCAAATAATAGATGATGAAGGTAAGACAGTAAGAGAGTTACCTGAGTTGGAAGAAGGGCAGATAGGTTATAGATTACCTAAGAGCATACACCTAGAGGCTGAAGAAGCTATCGCCATGCCAGAAAACCTAGATGTCAAGGCTCTTGAAAAGAATCCTGAGTTAGCTGCAAAGGTACAACGTGGTCAGGACATGGTAAATAACATCATGGGTAAAGCCGATAGGGTTTTAACTGACGTACAATATCCTAAATCTCCTGCCGGAAAGAGACAGATATATAACAGGGTAAAAGAAACTTTGAAAAATCTACAGTCGCTTGGTCAGTACACAGAGCAGTATGGCGCACGTGGTACATATGATGACCTGCTTGAGGGGCTATTAGATGACAACGACTATAGCGACCTCAACGAAGTCTTATTCCGTATGCCTGAATTAAGGCAGGGTGATACTGAGATGGCAAAAAACATGTCAGGTCTAACTGAAGTAATGAAAAGAATAAAACAGCAAAGTATGCAAGGTTCTACAGGCAAAGGCAAGAGACAACTTCGTAATGTGCCAGACGAACTGATACGCAAGGTTGTGTACGGTGGTGGTGGTGATAAGGTCACAGAGAAACAGCGAAAGCTGTTAGGTGACTCTGGTGTGAATGTATACTTCGATGGTACAGTTGACTTATCTGAATTAGGATACAATGACCTAAAGAAAATACTATTGATAGGAACTCAGAAGTTTAATAGGGGTGGTCTAGCCTCACGTAAATAAACAAAGGGGGCAATTAAGCCCCCTCTTTTTGTAACCATAACAATATATCTCCCGGTCCTGTTCGTATGCAATCACATACAGTGTTAATGACAGCCATGCTAAACATATAACCAAACCACATGGCTATCACTCCAAGTAACAAGTACATTATTACCCTACCTATTATCTCCATCACCCCCAAGTGTGCCTCGCTTACTTCGTCCTGACAGTTTAGAGTAATTCTCAGAAGCAATATCAGAAAGATTGTAACCCAAGTCATGTGCCAAAGCTGCACAATACCATAAGACATCGCCAATCTCCGCTGCTATTTCAATCTTTTTTATTTCAAATGACTCTTTATCTGCCCCATCCCTAATGAACTTCTTTACCTTGTTAGCAACCTCACCTGCCTCACCTGCCAAACCAAGCGCAGGATAAAGTATCCTGTGCGTGGCTGGGTAAATAGCAAACTTGACTGACTTTCGTTGGTAGTCATTGAACTCCATGTCTTTGTATTTTTCCTTTATCCAATCTTTAGCTTGCTGTTCTAAATCCATCGAACAAATCCTTTGTTTGGCTAGATGTTATCTTAAACCATTCATTGTTTCGTTCCGTTGATTTACTCTCAAACAATCTGTGCATCTTTCTTTCTGCTTCATGTCGATTGTCTGTCTTGATTTTAGTAATCACAAAGTAATCACGAAACGGTGATGATGTCTGGTATCCATTCAGTCTATCGTCAGCATCAACAGCCTTACCAATCTTGACCCACTCAGGCCATGCTTTATTTCCGATTGCGTAGACCTCACCCTCATTGACAGACTCAATCTTATTGTGTGACCAAGCATCGTCTAATGATTTGTATCTACCGGGTTTGTGTAGAGGATGCGTTTTAGGAATGTACTTACCGTTTACAAACATCCTGTTCTTATTCTTAGCAGCATGTGTAGATACACGTTGACGGTATCCACTAGGGCTGTAGTACCAAGTATCTCCATCCTCTTTAACTGGAACTTTATTTGTGTAACTATCTACATCTACTCTACTCTTCTTCAGTGCGTTCAACATTATCCTCTCCTTTCTTCTGCATAAAAAACTTAGTCAGCATTTCTAACTTATCATGATAGTCAGCTATGTGACCCAACTCAATTTCAATTGCTTCCTGTATATCTTGATGTTCACCAATACCAGCAGGATTATTTAACAACACTTCTATATTAGCAATGTGTTTATTGATATGTCCAGCAAAATGTGAACGTGCTGCATCAATCAGTACTTGTCTCAAGTTCATTTTCTTTCTCCTTCTCTTTCAATTTAATCCACTCTTGATAACACGGGTGGCTTTGGGGTGGGTCATATTGTATCCACCCCTCTGCCTGTTTCCATACCAACTTGCTCACTTCTTCTTGAACCTATGTTTAAAGAACACTACTAAGTTTAGTGTAGTGTTTACTGTAATCATAACGAGTATCCACCACTGCCACCACAGTAAGTCTAATCCACTACACTCTATCATTATGCTGCGGTTAAGTCAACAACTTCACAGACACCTGCTGTACAAGCTAACTCCCTACCACCTGATGTAGTGTCTTCCTTCTCAAACTCTTGCAAAGCTGACCAATCAATTGATGTAGGCATCTGTGCTTTCATCTCTTCGTATTCCTCTTCTGTACAATCCTGATATGGTGCTTGCTTATATGTATGCTCACTGAATGGTAAGAAGCTGATGCCTGACACTTCATCAAAGTGTTCGTACACCCATGAGCCTACGTCCATCCACTCATCCTCTTTCACAGAGATAGTGACAGATGGTTTGTGTTCACACCAATGACGCTGGTACGCAAGCCACAACTCAAGCTGCTCAATGGCAGACATGTCATTACGTGTTACCGCACTAGAGGGTGACTGCATTGGAAAGCTGAACACTGTAGTGCTATCTGGCTTCATCACATCTGGCTCTGATGGAATACCCTGTGCAATCATGAACTGTGTCAACGGGTCTTTGTTATCACCACGAACAGTACGAATGTAGTATGGATTGTGACGAGCATGAATACCTGATGCACTGTCCACTAACTGTGACACTGTGCCTGATGGCTTGACGCAAGTAATAGCTGCTGACTGTGGGATACCAAGTCGCTCTGCCATTGTTGCATTAGAAACCACTGCTACTTCCTTTAGCGATTCAAGCAGTCCAGATATATTCTTACCTCTTTCGCTGGACTTACCAGACATTAAAAGATTATCCATTATACCTGTCAGAGACACACCAAGCAGACGTTCTTCCTCTGTATTCTTCTTCCAAATGCTACGCAGATATTTAAAGTCAGTCAGAGTAGATTGGAATGTACCCAAGATTGTAGCCAAGCGTACCTTTTCTGTTAGTGTTTCAGGTGTATCTGCTTCACGTACAACTACCTCAGATAAGTTACAGAACTGATAAGGACGTAATATAATTTCACTACAAGGGTTACATCCGAAATCTTGTTCCGCATCCCTACGTCCATTCTTAGCTGCTTGCTTCTGTGCAGACTGACGGTTGAAGATGCCACGTTCACCTGACTTACTCTCGTACAGTGACAGCCATTCACGCATGAACGTACCCATCTGCGGCTTCTCTTTGTAGGCAACGCTGTTGTTTGCAAGCGCACGTTGTCCTTCGTTTTCCCACCACATACCTGCTTTAGCATGACTCATCTGGTCATCATTCAGGTTTGATAGGCTAATGAGTGCGCTTCGTCTGACCCCTCCGACAACTACAACCTCACCAATCTTACACATGATATCGTGGCACTCAATGGGGTAGAGCCTACGACCTTTTGCAGCCTTGAACTTATCAATGATAAACTCAAACAGTTCCTCAAGTGGGGCTGGGCCACTGGCTCGACCACCAAATGTCTTGAGCCTTGCACCTGCGGGGCGTACTTCTGATACATCCCACTTGGGAATCTGACCAGCGTACAGCATGGCAATAAGTTCCCTCAGTGATTTGGCCCAGCCCGGACGTGAATCGCCAACCTTAATGACAGTATCTGTTTGATGCATATCTTCGTTGACGATGGGTAGCTTCTCAATGTGATGACGTTCTACTGAGAAGCCTACACCTGTACCGCACATGAGAATGTACATAGTCTCATCAAATGCACGTGGGCTATCCACGGGTACGTATGAGCAGTTGTATCCACCCACATGGCAACGGTCAAGTGCAGGACCAGATGTCATTAAGGCTCTCATGCTTGGCATAATATGCTGGTCAAGTACGGCTGTCTCTAGTTCAGCACGTAACTCATCAGCAAGATTATACTTATGTTTTTCTTTTAGGTGTTTAGTCAGATAATCAAAGTATCGTGAGACTGTTTCACTCCATGTCTCTCTTCTCTGTTCATCTTCTTTCCACCTTGCATAGCGTGATAAGGCTATAAAGTTTTGATAGTCTGTAGGTAAATGATTACTTATCATGGGGTCACTCCTGTATTGTTCTTATGTTTTTAATGTGTATTCCTTCTATGTCATAGAAGTATTCTTGTATGCCTTCTTCAACTTCTTCTGCAACATTTTCATCTGCTGGCACAGGGTAGTCTTCGGGGTCTACATCCATAGTGATAAACATTTTAACTCTTATCATCGTAGTATCCCTCTACCTCTGTAATTAGTTTGTCCAAGTACCAACGTGCTTTCTTCAAGTCTTCAGTACCATTCTTGTAACGATAACGCCATAGGTATTTCATAATGTTTCCTTGCAAATAATATTCAAACCCATCACCTGTAGCTGCTGCTATAGCCTCAATGCATTCAATCTCTGTAGCATTATAGTGAGGTGGCTTATTCACCATGTCAAGTTTATCCACAATTCTCCCTGACGTTTTATCTAATTCTTCCATAATGTTTTTGTAGCTTGTCATCATGCACTCCCTTCTGTCTTGCTAGAAAAATCAATTGTAACCACATTGCCATCTGTTTCAACGACCTTTGGCTTATTTTCTAACTCAACTTCATAGTGCCTGTCAACTGTTTCCATCACATAATTATGAACCAATTCTCTGAAGTCTTCGTTCAACTCCATCACAGGAATTGTTGATGCAAGCATCTTGCAAAAATGCATCACTTGAAAATAGTCTTCATCACCTAGAGGATTATCAGGTTGTGTTATAATAGCAACATCAATCTCACCATTCCATATACCGTCACTGTCTTGTGTTGGTCTAACACGAACAATAAAATCCTCTGGTTCTACTCTATCATACTCTGCTTTGCTCATCATTTTCTCCTTTTCACTTTTGTACCAGAGAACTTGATAAACTCTGGGTGTTTGTTACTTCCCTTCTCCTTTAACCATTCTTCTGGAACGATTCTATTGTAGCACATAAATCCGTACTTATCGCACCACTCTCCATAAGTAGACTTAGCACCCTTACGTAGTTTACGTCTACTGTTTTCAAATACAAACCGTATATCCAACTTGGGATGCTGTTTTTTTATAGCCAGATGCTTGCGTCTATCTGCTGCCGTGAACATCCCTTTTGTTTCTATTATGATACCATTGGGTAACACAAAGTCAGGTGTGTAGGTACGGTAGGCTAGGTCTTCCCACTCTATCTTAATACATTCGTAACCAAAGTCAATCTTTAGTTCCTTCAGATAATCAGATAGCTTGACTTCTAAGCCTGACCTGTACCCATACTTACGTGCTGCTCTAAACTGTTTGAAATTAGGCGGCATCGTATTCCTCTGCTAGTTCTACGTAGTCAACCATCTTAGGTTCTTTTGCCTGTGACTTAACGGCAGGTAGCCGTTTAAGGTTAGGCCAGCAGTCATTCCTGTATGAACAGAAAGAACATGTCTTACTAAGAACTTTGTTTCCCGTTTCCTTTCCTCTGAATGTTTCTACCTCTGGTTCAAAACAACGCTCAAACTTATTGTTGTTTACGTCATCCACTGTGGTTTGTATCTTTGCTATCTCAGCATCAACATCAAGACCACTGGCAGGTACGTACTTGAACTGACCGTTAGCTTTGTTTACTACCCACCAACCACCAGCTTTTTTACCCGATGCTCTTGCATACCCTGCTAGTTGTGCAACGTATCCGAAGGCATCGCTATTTGCCAGAGTAGTGTAGGATTCAAACTTGTTTCTGTATGACCAGTCTGAAGCTGATTTAATATCATCAACTGCATCCCGAATGACAATATCATATGTGCCAGAAATGTTAGCGTTAGGCAAGTCCAGAGTAACCTTTTTATTATCTTCATATGCAACTCCTGATTCTTTTAGTAATCCTTTGAATACAGCCTCAACGATGTCTCCAATCATCATATTCATTACAAATGTTGTAGGCTTTGGTAGTGCAACATCTGGCTTGTTCTTTTCATACCAAAGTTGGCAAGCGGGGCGACCCACGTTAGACATACGTAGTCTGAAGTCACCCCGTTTGCTACCACCAAACTGCCTCTTGAGTGCATCTTTAATGTCGCTTGCTACTTGGTCAATGGTGGTATCAGATATTGTTGTTTTGCCTGATACCGCATCTTCCATGTACTGATGCAATGCAAGTTCAGCAGGATGGTTCATTACGCTACCTCGTCTTCCTCAATCTCAATATCAACGAGACTGTCTACAACATCTACGTCATCGTCATCCATGTCAGAGTTAGCTTTTTCCGCCCATGTATTTGCGATGTACGAATTGTAGTTATCTACCCACGCCATAAAGTCAGCAAACATTGCTTGGTCAGCGTCAGTCAGTTCGATTGTCTTTGAGACATCTAGCGACACTACTGGAAGGTAAAAGGCATTACCGTTAGGTAACTTTCTTTCCTGAGTGTTAGCCGTAATGATGTGCTGTACAGGAAGACGCTGCATTTTTGCAAGTGAGGTAAAACTCTCACCGACAATCTTGAAAGCATCTCGATTGTCAATCTCCCATATAAATGGAACAGCACCAAGGTCAGCAGCATCACCGTTAGCAGTGATAGCTTCTGTCAATTCTACTGTACCAAGTACAACACGAACACGTTTAATCTGCTTGATTAATTCTTGCATCTTCTCTGGCAATGCCTTGAAGTCCTTGATGTAACCAGCAGGTTTGCCACAGTTAAAGCCACCATCATTATCCTTGAGGTCAATGTTCAAGTCATCATTCATCAGTGTCTTTATGTAGCGATTAGGTGCGTCACCCATGCCTCGTACAAAACGCTTGTACATAAACCGTTGCATGAATGGGCGTACTTTAATTGATGAAGCGTAGTAAGTCTCACCATCAGGAATCTCTAGTTTGTATGTACCACCAGAGACAACTTCCATGTTGACCATCTTACCTTTTACTTCCGTCTGCCCCATGACAGGGCTGTGGTTGATACGCAATCGAGCCAAGCTGCTAGACTTCTGCTTTGTGTTGCTGGCTTCTGATGCCATGCCCATAGCTTTAGCCATAGCTGCGTAGTTATTAGTATCAATTGTTGTGAGTTGTGTCATATATTTTACTCCTTATCATAGTTGAAAGTTCGATAGTTATATCAGCTTACATCCTTTGTGTCAAGCCAATTCGGTCCTATTTTTGACTCTAAAAGCAGAGGTACATTGAAGTCAATGCCCCATCTTAATGCAATCAAATTAGGTAACTCCTTGTTTGTATTATTGATTGCCTCAATTACTGCTCTTTCTTCGTCAGGATGTACATCAATAACAATACTGTCATGTACTGTATTGACTATACATGATTTCATATTGGAAAGCAACCCTTCAATATGCATCAATGCAATAGGCACAATATCCGCAGTAGCAAAGGACTGAACTGGATAGTTCTTTATCTGCGTAAAGTGTGATACTCTACCACTTGACTTGCGTACTACATCAGGAAAAGCAAACTCTCTGCCTGATGGTGTGCGTATCATGCCTGTGTTTAAAGCTTCTTTTGCAAGTGTCTTATGCCACGAAGCAACACCCTGATACTTCTCTGTGAAATGCTCATAGTACGCAGCTTCCGCAGGTGTTCTGCCATAGCCAGTTGCTCCGTAGAGGGGTGCGAATGTGTGCGCTTTCGCATCTTGTCTACTCGTCTGCTGACCAGCATCACTAATAACGGAAGCGGTATATGCATGTACATCAAATCCCGTAGATACTTCTTCAATTGCGACTCCATCTTGTGATAGGAAAGCGGCTGCTCGAAACTCTAGCTGTGCAAAGTCAGCTTCAAGTATCTTGCCACCATTCCAACGTGAAACAAATACTTTCTTTACAGGAAACGTACCACCACGTGGCATGTTCTGCATGTTAGGGTCAGCCCCAGAGAGCCTACCAGTTTGTGTGCGATGCTGCAATAAACGAACATGCAACTTACCGTCACTCTTAGTGTGTGTGCGTATGCCCTCAACAAATGAGGATAGGTACGTATCAACGGCACTCAAACGCCTGACCTTAGAAAGAAACTCTGCTGCATCTGTCATGCCCTTTGCCTTGGCTATGTTACCAAGTGTCTCAAGGTTCTGCTTACTTGTGCTAAAACCATTTGCACTAGCCCACTTAGATGATGGCGGCTTGAACTTGAGGCCAGCAATCTCGCTTGTGGGATTGAACAGAAACCCTGCAGTATCACAAGTAGGGCAACGATTAGGTCTTGCATATGGTGTACCATCCTTCTTTGTCTTAGTTATGTATCCTGACCCAGAGCAATCTGTACATTGAACCGCTTTGGTTTTATACAGACGCTCTGTGCCACTGGACAGGAGATTGCGGAAGTCTGTGTCATCCATATAAGGGTCAATCGTATTAGCCCAATACGTTTTATCTTTGACCTTACGTGAATAGATAACCCATGACAACTGCTCTGGACTATTCAGATTGATAGGTGTATCACCCATCATATTACGAACATGCTTTTGCAAATCCTTTATTAACTGTTCTCGTTCTTCTTCATACTCTTGTTTTACACTATCCAATGCATCCTTGTCAACAGTAAATCCTGTCTGATAGATACGTGCTAGTGATACACAAACCTGATTGGTCAGGGTAACTGTATCATATAGTCTACTGTCTGTTGTATTTAGTCTCCACATTAATCTGTTAGATAATTCCTGTGTAGCGTGTATGTCAGCAGACAAGTATTCTGCTAGAGTATCATAATGCATATTATATGTAGTGCCACCTCTATTCAAGTGTTCCTTCAGACTGTCTTGCTTCTGTGTATCTAACTCATATCTTTCTGCACAAGCCTCAAGAGATAGTGGTTTCTTCTGACCACGTTGTAAAACGTACTCAGCCAGCATTGTATCAAACACAGGGCCATCATACTTAAAGCCTGACTCCCACAGCCACAGCAAATCGTGCGCTGCATTGTGCATGATAAGTACAGTTGCTTTGTCTAACCATTCCTGAACAATAGTATGACCATTTGGTGTAGGCTCAACGTCCTGATGGTCAAAGGTAACTATCTTCTCCTCACCTGTATCAGTAAGCATACCGACCATAGTCAGGGAATTGTCTGGTTCAAATGGGTCAAGATGTTTCTTACCATCTCTGTTCTGCCCTACATTTTCTACGTCTAATGTTAATTTCATTATGCTTCATACCTCGCTGTTTTATAATCCAGTTCACAATGTACCACACCATGCCATCCTGTCAACTTATTTTTTACTACGTTGAGGTGACGCTGTGTATCTTCTTCGTCCTGCCCATCGACAACAGGATTCTTGGCAATCAATACCATTAGGTCAGCCTCTGCTGCCTTGCCTGTGCGTGAACCTTCCATCATCGACTGATTGAGTAGTACCTTACCCTCTGCCTCTGCTGATAGCTGAGACATATAGAATACAGCACACTCATGTTCCTTTGCAATCTGACGGGCATGAACAGCGTTAGCTTTAAGTGCCTCATCTTGTCTTGCATACCCACTCTTGGCAAACTTGTCACCCATATCAAGCAGTACAATGTCTGGCTTGTATGTTTTGCAGATGGACTCTACCCATGCCATGTCACGGCCTGTCGCATCCTTAATCTTGATGCGTTCCTTTACAGGCTGATACAAATCACGTGCCTTACTAGGGTTCTTCTTTATCTCTTGCATAGTCATACCTGTAGCGGCAGTTAGATATCTTGCACCCACACGGTGATAACCTTCTTCGTTACACAACACAATGCAGTTAGCACCCTGATGTGCAAACCCGGATGGGCTGGCAATTAAGCTGGCATGAAAGGATGTCTTGCCTGTGTTTGGTCTAGCACCAATCTCAATCAAGTGACCAGCGTTTACCCCTTCCACCTTACGTGTCAGGCTAGGGATATTGAATGTCCATCGTGCCTCAAGGTCAGCCTTGGACATCAGTGTGTCCATGTCGATGTCATCCCACTCAACCTTTAAGTCAGGGGTAAAGTCATCACTGTACTGCTCAAGCAGATTGCGTAGAGGTTCTAGTGTAGCCTTGTCACCATTGACATAATCAAAACCAAGGTTGGCAATGTCTTCTCCAACCACTTGCTGAAACAACTTAGACAATACCTCACCCGCAATGTCACCACCTAGAGGTGTCTCTTTCTTGATGTTGTGAAACAAGGCAGAGTATGCTTGCTTCTGTGCGGTAGTCAGTGTCGGGTTGTTGGACATGAACAATGCCTCAACCTCATCAGGTGTTACAGTACGCTCGTAACGCTGCATAGCAGTATCAACTGTCTGCTTTATCCTGCGTACATCTTTGCTGAACAGTCTGTCAGGACAACGTGCGCCACGATGGTCATCGTAGAACCCTTTATCCATCAAACTTCTAACCAGTGATAATTCCATTTATATCTCCTATCTCAATTAAGTTGTCCATGTCCTCTTTGTTACGATACTTCAGGTCATCTGTCAAGCGTAACACCTTGACGTTAGATACGTGACCTCTCAATTCTTTTGCAAACGCTAATGTCTTTGGTAAAGCATCAGGGTCTAGCGCAATGATAGCAGTTGAGAACTGTGCAAGATACCTCTTGTGTCCTTCGGACAACGATGTTCCCAACACAGCGACACCAACAAAAGCATCGTTACCTACAACTGCGGCACTCACACAGTCCTCAACAACTACAGCTACCCTACCATAACCAAACGAAAAAGGCAAGGTGCTTTTACCATAGCGTTTCCACTTAGGTAATCGGTTAGACAGTGTGCGACCTGTCGCATCTACCATCTTACCTCGATGTACAACGGGGAACACCACTCTGTTCTCACGCACATCATACATCAATCCAAGTTCGTCTGCATTTATACCCCACTGTTCTGTCCATGTCAAGACTTCACTATGGTTGTTATGTGGTACAACACAGTCAGGTAATACAAAGGGTACATCAGATGCATACTCTTCTGCACCAGCAAAGCCAGCACGTATATCATCCATTGATAAGTGGACACGAGTACCACCCTTAGTACCACAAGAAGCCTTGTAACAATTCCATACAAGTGAACCCATGTTATTGGTCACTGTAAATGTTTTGTACCCATTACACTTAGGACAATTCATTCTCTTTGTAGTTCCATTAGGTATATCTATATCACTTATAGTGTTATATATATTATTCATGTATTAATCACTTTCCTTTGCGGCACTTGATGTACTTGTACCATGATTTTTACGCTGTGTCAATGCGTAATCAGCACTGGTCAGTGTATTTTTTAGATAAGGTGTGACCGATTGTGCATTAGCATGTCCTGTTACCGACATAATTTGTCCGATACCGACACCTGCATCTACCATCTCAGTTGTACCAGTTCTACGTAAGTCTGATAGCCTTAGTTCCTTTGGTAATCCAGCCTCATCCATAATCTCACGTGCATATAACGGTAGTTTGTGCAGCGTGTATGGTTGATAGACACCTCGTATTGGTTTTGGTCGTGGTGCTACGTAATCTTGAAAGCCAAAGTCTTCATTTTGTTGTACTAACATTTGATGCAACTCATCTGATATAGGCAAGAACACTTCTGCTCTACGCTTCGACTGCTCAATATGTACAGTCTGGTCAACCAGATTAACACTATCCCATGTGAGCATACGCATATCACCCAGACGCTGACACCACTCGTATGCCATCTGTGCAATCAATCCTATGTTACGCCACCTAAAATCGCCATAGGCTACGTCTAAGAACTGCTGTACATCTTCCCTACCCCAGACAACCTTACGCTTCTCAGCGGCTCTCTTACGCACGATAGCGAAAGGATTAGTTAGACATAGTTCTTCACGCACACCGTGGTTAAACACGATGCGTGTCACAGAGATGGTATGATTGGCAAGATGTATGCCACGCTCACACCATTCATTGTATGCAGTCTTTGCCATACGTGTTGTAATTTTGTCACACTCGAAGGAAAAAAGTTGCACTCCTTCTACTTTTGTTTGTAGCATTACATTCATAAAGTATTTATACTGTGCTTTAGTTTCATCCCGTAACTGTTTGTAATCATACGAAGAAGTGTAATCATGTACTAGCTTTTGTAACTTCATATTATCTTCCTAACTTGTGTAGCTTGATTGCTACTCTGCATAATTCTTTATACCACATCAAATCTTTTGTGAACTCATTCGGTATGCCGTGGAATCCATAGTGTGCGCCAGCTATCATACCAGCTACTGCACCACACGTATCACTATCATGCCCACGATTAACTGCTGTGATAACACAATCAGCAAACGAAGTCGTTGTCCTAAACGCCCACATTGCACATTGATATGTTTCTACGACATGACCACCAGACATAACATCTTTTCTGTCTATGGTGTAAGGTAGTTTGTATTTTTCATATCTCTGTAGTGCATCACCATGCCACAATTCGTGTGCAAACACACGGCTGTACTCAATACATTCATGAGTACCATGCGTCAATATTGTCTGCGCCACAGCCATTTCCATTGCACGTTCAGGTGACTTGGATACCATCACGACAGGTGCAAGTCTCATAAGCGCACCATTGCCAGAGGAATCGTCAAGTGATACTCCATTGTATAACGTATTGTTTTTGTTGTACTTATCAATAGCACTTTGTGTTGTACCACCAATGTCAAAGCATTTACCTCGCGGTATAAACTCTCCTGCGTTGTACCAACGTGACCAGTTGTGCATGATGTCAGCAGGATTGAACTCACCTTCATTGTCGATGAAAGCCTGTGCCATAGCTAGTGCCATAGCTGTATCGTCAGTCCACTCACCTTTATCTACATCGTGCCATCCACCAGTGTGGTACTTAGTTATATAATCTTTGGGTTCTCTTGCGTCAGTAAACTCTAGGGGTGCGCCAAGCGCATCACCCACTGCGAGTCCAATAAACATACCCATTGCACTGTCTAATGTCAACATGGCACACCCCCTTTCTATGCTGCTAGTTGTTGGAACATATTACTGCCTACCCACTGTGCCACTTTGTTCTCACGATTGAACATGGTGACAGCCTCAGTGTCGTTACCAGTGTTACGCATGGCAAAGCCATTACGTTCATCTGCGTAGGTAGCGTAGTTAGTAAAGGCTGAATATAGCGCAAACATATTACGTCCACGTATGCCAACCTCTTGATTGTACAAGGTAAACATCTTGTCTGCTGTACGGTCAGACTTCAATAGCTTCCCCAAGAAAGCCCGTACATCTACTGTTGCTAGGCTTGTCTCTGCCCAACGCTGTAGCTGTTCAGTCTGCTTGTAGAAGTCCTGACGTGAGTTACGTAGGTCACTGATGAACCTATCCATAGTGAAGTTGGACGTGTTCTTTCTGCGTACCTTGTCATGCTCACCTCTTATCATACCATTGGTACAGAAGAAGTCAATAGCACCAAAGAATACTTGGTTAGAACAGCTACCATCAATACCATGTAGCGCAATGATACGCTGCGATACTGTAGTCTCGTGTCTGTCTGTCGCAATCTTGGCTATGGTGTTAGGCAATTGAATGTCCATCAATGCCCACGCATCCTGCCTCGCACGTTTCCACGATACCTTTGCGTCACTCAGTTCATCGCTGGATAATGTCTCAGTCATCGTGTCTTGTACACCATGAAAGAAATCTTTGTGAGATGCACAGTTGAATGTGTCACCCACTACCCCAATGTATTCACCAGTGTCACCATTGATAACGTACTTCTTGTCTCGTACCTTTGTTGGTTCAAAGTGTACATCAAACTGTAGGTTCGATGGCACTTCATCTATAATATTACTTACTAAATCTAACGGCATGTCTTTCTCCTTTCGTTAAGTGATAATATCTTATAACATAAGTTCAAACAGTATGTCAACTATAAACATACCCAGAATAAAACTTGCTACATCCATTACTCTTTCTCCTCTAGTTCTTCAAGCACATAGTCTGCATAATACTTTGGTCTGCCTTCAGCATCTGTATCTGGAACAAACTTCATTGTGTTGTGCAACAGATGTTCAAGGCTTTCTAGTTTGCGTACATCTGAAATCCACAGGTCACTGCACTCATGTATTGTCATCAGCATATTCTTCAACTCATTGTGAGCCTTTAGAAATTGTACTCTTTCTTCGTGTGTTATCTTCATGCTACTTCTCCTTTCATCCAGTGTGGCATACTACGCCCTTTGTTATAGCTGGCAAACTTAGATTTGTCAACCTTGTAAAATGCACGATAAGCTGCAATAGGCCAGTGTTCGTCAGTCTTTAAGTGGTCAAGCCCACTGAAGCATTGAGGGTGAGGGGTCACAAAATTAGTGTAGTCAGGTATATACTTTGCTCCCTCTACTAATGCATCGTAGTGACGCATAGATGCATGCCCTGTGTTTGGTTCACCTGTACTCCTGACAGGGTATCTGTACATATACTCATCGTTCATTGCTTTGAGTAGACGTAGACCAAACTTGTAATTCATGACGTTGTCTCTAACCCACACAGTACATGGGTGCGGTACATACGCTTTCTTGTACAACCCAGCTTCCTCTGCAAACTCAGGCGCATGGATACGCACCGCAGTATTTAGCATCTGTGCTTCCTCTAACACCATCTTAATAATGTGTTCATCGCATAGTTGCTTTGCGATTGCAACGGGGTGATGGTCAATAATAAATCTATTCATACAATTACTCCTTTAGCTTTGTTCAGTTCATCAGTGGCAGACTTGATGCCATGACAATTACGACACATAACCTGACACTTACGTATCTCAGCCATCAGTCTCTTTAATGTGAATAGAAACATCTTTGATGGTGATTTTACTTTTGTTGTAGCATCAACGTGGTCTAGGTCAAGAGCATATGGACTGTCATTATACCCACAAGAGACACAGCCTTTTGATACTTTGTATAAGTTAATCCAGTGTTTTCTTCTTGCTCTTTTATACCTATTTCGTTCAAGTTTTTTGATGGGTGTTTTCATCTGTTTTCTCCTCACGTTTAATCTCATTGCTACACACAATGCTGGCAGATATGTTTAACCATGATAATTATCCATGTACCATTGCTTGTATGTCTTGTACGCCAGCAGTCGGTAGGCATACAGGTCT